TACATTCCATTCAATACTAATGGATTACCAGACAAGACTGTAAATGCAAATGCTCTCAGAAATGCGTTTAGTGAATATAAGTTTACTGTTGAAAATACTGCACAGTTTACTGGATTTATGATTAAAGTTGTAATGACATCAACTAGTCAGGCAAAACCACCAAGACTTAAGAACTTTAGAGCAATCGCACTTAGATCATTCGAAATTGACGATTAATGAACAAACACATAAAAGTTAAATCTGATGTCTCTCTTGTAAGAGATATTAATTCTAATGCAATTATCAGTAAAAATCAGAGTGAATTTGATAAGTTCATAAATTTATCAAAGAAAAAATACGAAGAAAAAAAGAAATTTGATAATATGCGTAGTGATTTGGACTCCTTAAAAGAGGATATGAAAGAGATTAAAACTCTTCTTCGAAATATTATGGATAAATGATTTATAAATATTCCAAGATAGATTCTAATTAGTTAAAT